AGCACTGGCGCGAGATGACGCTGCCGGAACTGCGTGGCCTGCGGGACATGGCGGACAACCTGTACAAGGTCGGGCGCGACAGCTCTCAGGAAGCAAGGCAGGCACGACGACAGCGGGGCGAAGAGCTGGCTGACGGGATACTTAGCGCAACCAGCCGCCGGCGCGGTTTTGGCGGAAAAGACCCCAAGGCAGTCCCGACGCGGAGAGATAAGAAGAAGGTTTGGAACAAGCACACCTACTTCGCCGCGAACCGCAAAATGGAAAGCATGCTGTATCAGCTCGACGGTTTTAAGGACCTCGGGCCGATGTACCGTGCTGTCTTCGAACAACTGGCGCGAGCGTCCGACGTCAAAACGCAGCTTGTCGATAAAATTCAGAGAGACTACGCCGACGCCGCCGCTATCTACGACCCCAAGACGCGGAGAAGTTTCGGTAAAGAGAGCACGCGTGTGCCGATCAAAAGCCTTGATAATGCGACGTTCACCCGCGAGCAGCGCGTCACGATCGCGTTGAACTGGGGCAGCGAGAGCAATCGCGAAGCACTGCTCGAAGACCGCGATAAGAAGAAAATGTTCGGGGCGCTTTGGAACGAAGAGAGTATCCAGGAAATACTGGAAACGCTCGACGACGCTGACTGGGCGTTTGTTCAAAAGCTATGGGCCGACATAGACAGTTACTGGGAAGACGTAACGCTGAAAGACGGGTCGGTCATCCGGGGCGTTAAATCTCTTGAGATGGATCAGACGGGCATAGCGCCACCGAAAGTCGAAGCGAGCCCGTTCGTTGTGGGTGAACGCGAATTGCCGGGCGGATACTACCCGCTCATATACGACAATATGGTCGACTCACGTTCGGCGAAAGAAACCGAGCAGGACCTGATGAACCGTTTGCAGGCGGGCGGGTTCGCGCGCGCCGCAACGAGCCACGGCTTCACGATCGCGCGTGTCGGTTCCGGCGGCCGATCCGTCCGTGATGATTTGGACGTCCTGTTCGCGCATCTCGATGAACTGAGCCAGGATCTCGCATATCGAGAAGCTATTCAGCAGGCTGCCGAGGTGTTCGGCAACAACGATGTCCAGGACGCCATCCGGTCGACAATGGGTGAGTCGTTCAGGAAAGCTCTCGAAAGTATTTTGCTACAGACCGCGAACGGTAATCTTAATAACGCTGATATGGCGTGGGCCAGTCGCTGGGCGCGTGGCGCGCGGCTGAACATCACGACCGGCGTAATGGGGCTAAATATTCGTTCCCTGCTCACCCAGCCACTGGGGCTGACGCAATCAGTTACGCGCATCGGTGCAAAGACCGTCGGTAAAGGTGTCGCGTGGTTCTTCGCAAACCCGTCGAGAATTAACGAGAACATCAAAACGATACACGAGCTTAGCCCATACATGGCGGACCGCGCACGGACCATGACGCGTGAGCTTGATGAGATGACGAGCAGCACCGCTCGAGAGCGGAAACTGGATAAGATCCGTGCCTATGGTTACGCGCCGATGGTGTTCCTCGATGTCCTTACGGTTGCGTATCCAACCTGGTGGGGCGCCTACGACAGCGCCATGAACGGGAAAGTCGACGGAATTGATGACGCCGATGAAAAGTCGGCAATCCTGTACGCCGACAATATCGTGCGTGTGACGCAGGGATCTGGCGGCGCGCAAAACCTGTCGACGATCCAGATGGCAAATGAGTGGGCGAAACTGCTCTCTATGTTCTACGGCTACTTCAATACGACCTATAACCTCCAGGCGGAGGCGTGGGCGAAGGCCAGGGCAGATGGTTCGTCCGTGCCGCGGGCGTTGCTCAAGCGCGAGTTCATTGGACAGACGATAATGCTGCAACTTATTCCGGCGGTGCTTGCCGGATTATTGTTGGAGAAGTATCCCGACGAGGATGAAGTCGAAGAGGATCCCGCTTACGCATGGTCGAGCTGGACTTTAAAACAGCTTGCCAATCACGCGTCAGGGCAGCTCGTTATTGTTCGAGATGTCGTCGGGGGCATTACCTCACCCTTTGGCTACTCGCTCACCCCGGCAGAAAGCTACGGCGAGGCGCTTGTCGATTTTGGCAAAACTACCGTGAAAGTGCTTGAGCCGTTGTTTACGGAAGACGAGGACTTTGAGTTATCGCCCGCGGCTGCGAAGCGCCTTGCACGCGCGATGGGAAATCTCGGAGGTATACCGGGGACATCTCAGATCGTTCGCACGGGCGACTATCTCTACAAGTTTAGCCAGGACGATTTGAAACGAGATCCGGAAAACGTCTACGACTTCTTCCGCGGGGCAGTGATGCTCGGCGATCGGTAAGGATAAACACATGATGAATTCAACTGCCCGGCCGGGCGACTGGCCGGGTTTTTTTATTGGCCGGAGGTAACGCCAAATGACTGTCGCATCAGAAACAAACAAGGTCACGTACAACGGTGACGGGACGACGACCACGTTCTCAACGGCGTTCACATTCGCCGAGGACGCAGAGGTCAAGGTCACGCTCGTCGATAGCGGCGAGACCGCGTTCACAAAGGGTACACAGTACACCCTGACGGGCGCCGGTACAGGTGCTGCGGGGACCGTGACAATTGTCACGTCACCGAGCGACTACACGCCGGCAAGTGGCAAGAAGCTGGTTATCCAGCTCGCACCCGATTTTCTCCAACAGACCGACCTGCCGCGCGGCGGCACTGTCTCACCAGCCGATACCCTGGAGCCGATGCATGACAGTCGCGTCCGCCAGATCCTCCGGTTGAAGGACGAGCTCGACCGCGCAATCAAAGTGCCGATCGATGAGACGACCGCGCCGAACCTCCCGAACGTGACGTCTCGCGCTGGCAAGATCCTGACCTTCGACAGCTCCGGCAACCCGGAGGCAGGTGACGAGATCGGTGACTACAAAGGGAACTGGGCCGCGTCCACGTACTACGCGAAACGTGATCTGGTGAAGGACACGTCCACGAACAATATCTTCAGAGCTAACACGTCGCACACCTCCAGCGGGTCGCAGCCTTTAACGTCGAATACCGATGCCGCCAAATGGGACAAGATCGTCGACAGTGAAGCTGCGAGCACATCGGCCACTGCGGCGGCGGCGAGCGCTACGGCGGCCGCGTCATCGGCGACAAGCGCGTCCACCAGCGCGACGACCGCGACCACCCAGGCATCTACAGCTACAACGAAAGCATCAGAAGCAGCGACCAGCGCGACAAACGCTGCATCGTCGGAAACCAGCGCGGCGTCATCCGCTACTACCGCTACGACGAAAGCATCAGAAGCCTCGACCAGCGCAACGAATGCTGCATCGTCAGCGACCAGCGCAACATCTTCGGCTTCGACGGCCACGACCAAAGCCTCGGAAGCCTCGACTAGCGCAACAAACGCTGCGTCGAGCGCAACAACCGCGACCACCCAGGCATCAACGGCTACAACGAAAGCATCGGAGGCAGCTACCAGCGCTACCAATGCGGCGACGAGCGCAACGGCAGCGGCATCAAGCCAGACAGCGGCGGCCTCAAGCGCCACATCTGCCGCGTCATCGGCTACTTCTGCGGCCTCGTCGCTTAGCACCTTCCAAGGTCAGTACCACGGCGCAGCAAGCAGCGATCCGTCGAGCGGCCTTGATGCGGGTGATCTGTATTTCAACAACTCGTCAAACGTCATGCGGGTCTACAACGGCTCGAGTTGGCAAGACGCGGCCGTTGATGCTTCGAGCTTTTTGACTGCTTCGGACAACCTCAATTCATTGAGCAACAAATCGACCTCGAGGACAAACCTCGGTGTAGCGATTGGTTCTGACGTGCAAGCATTTGATGCTGACACGCTAAAGGCTGATACGGCAGATGTTTTGACGGCTGGCTTTGCGGCAACAGTTCATGATCTTGGAACGATCTCGTCTGGAACTACAACACTCAACGAAGCAAACGGGAACTTACAAAAGTGCGTCAACGGCGGCGCGTTCACTCTGGCACCGCCATCAAATAGCTGCACCATTGTTTTGCAGATTACAAACAATGCGAGCGCAGGAGCCATTACAAGTTCGGGATTTACTCTCACCGATGGAGACACCTACAGCACTGGCAATGGAGATGACTTTTTCGCTTACTGCACGGTTGTCGGTTCGTTCAGTCATTTGACCATTAAGAAATTGAGCTAAGAAATGTTTATTCCTGCGGTCCAAGGTGGGCATGCAATTAACGACATTACGCTTGATATTACGTCGAACACGGCTGACGTAAATATTTTGTCGTTGGCAACTGCTGCTGGATACAACGCCGGAACTGACACAACGGCAATCATTCTTAATGTCGCTTCTGGTGTTGATATTACGGCTACGTCAGGCAATCCCGGGATTACTACTGGTGCGCTAAACGCTGGTTCGAACTTGACGATTAACATTGAAGGCAGCGTTTGCGGGGCTAATGGAGCTAACAACGCGTCCTCTGGCGGCGCAGGCGGCGCGGGAACCGACGCGATTAAATTCGACATTAGTTCGGGCACCGGCACCTACGAAGTGATTAT